CTGGGTCCGGCCTAGTACAAAACCCCTTTGCAACGGAAGGGAAAAACTTGCTAGGACTTTGCGCGACTGTACGGTGCTCGCGCTGCACCACCCGTATTCTTCCTCAATAGGGCCATGAACTTGGGACTCGTGCCAGCCTGTCTGCGACGAAAAAGCTGGGGTCGACGTCCGAAGTCATGATTGTCATGCCACTGAGCTCCAAGAAAGGATTTTGAGAACCAACGCGGACGTGTTGGAGGCTCTGCATGCGCTCAGATGGCAGAATTTCGATCTGTCCGATTCGCAGTGGTTCGGTATTGCCCATACTCGGCACATGGTATTCGAGGTGCCAGTATGGAGCAGCGCCAGTATCATTATCCATGAACACAATGTTGACGGTCATGTTGATTCCATTTAGAGTGGCCTCGCCATCTGGACTGTAGCCCCTCGGGATGAACCATTCTCTGATAGGAATCTCATAAACCACAGTAGCGTCATGTGTAAGAGTGTCGATGTAAAACCACTTCGTGTTCGCACCGCCTTGATCTGCATAAATGTTGAACATACGATAAGTGTCACGGCCTAGTAGGTCAGGTGTGTCATCAGCATACAAAAACACTGACTGGTCCGAGGTCGCGATATCGCCAAAACGTATGTTGAACTGAAACACCCATGACTTTCCTGTCACGTCAAGATTGAAATGGGTAGTATCGTCTTGACCAAGCATGTTCTCAAAACTGATGTGACGGCCAGTAGAAATTACCTGAGTGGCAAGTCGCCGTCGCAACTGGTTAGGATCAGTGCCTGGGTCAGATGCAGGATCTGGTGTTGGTGGGTCCGCAGGATCGTCCAAGACAGGATCCGGATCTGGATCGTCTTGGGTAGGATCTGGGACTTCCGGATCGCCGATGACCGGGTCATCTGTGGGATCAGGTGATGAATCGTGATCAGAATCAGGAAGCTGTGTCAAGTGGCGGGGATGGGCACCCCCAAATCCCGTTTCTATCATGTGTTGTTCTTCAATCACATGTATCGCGTGTTGGGGGCCCCATCCGGTTTTTCAGAGGACTCCCATTAAGCCAAGAGGACCATACATTTCATACAAGTCAGCTACTGATTGCGCTTTCTTGTAATAGCCTCCCAGCTTCGCGACATTTCGTGTCAAGCCTAGTCCGGATGACAACGAGCTCACCTCACCCATTATGTTTCCAGCAACGTTCAGCAAGTTTGAGCCTTTGGCTTCTTCCTTATCACGTTTGCTGTTTAACACAATTGGGTTCGCAGGCAAGCGAACAGCCAAATTGTTCAATAAAGTGCCGCTTGGATAATGGCACAAATAATGACTACGAATGGTAAATTCGTACTGCTGCGCGACGACAAAAGGTTCAAACAGAATGTAGATAGGAGACATTGCTGGTTCATACAACTCCAAGTCGTTGCCTTGAATCCCAGCCTTGAGCGCCAACTGTCCGTTGACGTCAAGAGTCTGATCATCTGGGTTAACCTGATACTCGTCGCCGAATTTCGCGAAATTGTTGGCTCGAGTACCGTCAATCACGACAGCATTTAGCTGTTTCTGGTCTTTCAGCTCCGCACCATCTTTCGTGCGCACCCGGTCGTTGGTCTTGACGCGGTTGCACATGTCCTGGAATTCAGCGTTCGTGGCTGGCAGAGCTTGACCAGTCGTTGTCCTCAGTGTCCTTACCACACCACCCTGCTGAAAGCGTTGAGTGGCATTGGCAATCCTGATGCTGCACCTCGTAGGTATGACTTCATGTGGTTCGGCGCCACCCCAAGTCGTTGAATTAATGGAAGTGATGGTCGGAGCATCCGTATCAGTTCCAGAAGATTTCACGATCATGGTGGCGGCCTTCACAGAAGAATGAGGGTAGACGATCAGAAGTGTAGGGTACACTGTGTCCGTGGTGAGTTGGTCGACTGCAACAGCACCGACAGGAGTCGCAGCGCCGATACTCATTGCAGTCATCGCCATGGACGGATGCATCGTGAATGCATCGTAATATTCTTTGCCCATTGGAGGTCCTTTAGCTCCAGTGGCAAAGTTGCGGTTTGGCACAATCTTAGGATTATTTGGAGGAGCAGGATTCCTGGTTGGAGCAGTTCGACGTGGTGCGCGCTTCGACGCATTCCCCTGAGTGACCATGCCCTTCAGTTGGTTTACTGCTGACATGATCGCCGAGTTCGTCGGGGCTGCTGACAACTTCCGTGGTTGATTCGTCCTCGCCATTGAATGTGACACAGCACCTGCAAAAGAGGTGATCGAGAATAGAGAGGTTGACTCTCAACGCAGAAGGAGCCTGCGTGTTGGGTGGTGCGCACTAGTACAGTGCGTGACCGTGTAGAATACTTGTACAGGTAGAAACCCTTGTTACACTGGCGATAAGACAGTGCTTGTGTCATGCGCATTGAAAACGGCGCATGTCCCACCCATATGGAGGGCGGGTGCCATGTCCCCTTGTGGGGACGGTTCCCTCTGTGGGGAGAAAGAGAACCTACCACCTAGACACCCCCGGGGCCGGAGGGTATCTAGGGGTGTCGCAACCATCGGGTTTTCGGTTGCCGCTGATCCTTGCTCGCTGTAGATTGACTCCGAAGCCATCATTGCTATCGTCTGAGTCGTATCCGCGGTCCTTTCGACCTTCACTAACGCAAGGCGCATCGCCTACAATAGGCTTCTGTGGTATAGTACTTGGCACCAGCGTCATATCCTTGGCCACCGTCTGGGCATTTCTGCCTTTTGACTCAGTAACCTTGGCATGCGACTTACCGGCGTTCTGGTTCACGTTCGTGGTGGCTAATCCCGAAACGGTATTACCAGCTTTTCCTTTACCACCAGCCTTCCCTCGGCGTGCGGTACCGTTGCCATTCACCGGGCTACTAACAACAGGTTGCCTTACTTTCTGCTGCTCGCGGCTCGTGAGAGCACCCACCGCCTTCTTTCCCGCACTCCCGTGCATTGAACACGCTGGATTCACACACTCATTTTTACGCATGCGGTGTTCCACATATCTGTGAGGGTGCGAATGTGTTACTTCTGTTGCACACACTGGACAAACGTGTGAGTGCGGGACGTCTCTAAGCGGGGGTGGCCCTGTGCCGTCCACTTCAGCTGTGGCCGGTTTGACTTCGTATGACGGGTGTTTGTTAACACTAGAAACCGGTGACTTTGCAATGTCTGCATCGAGGAACGTGAACCTGCCGTTCTTAATAATTCCTTTGATGCATTCGCCTATTTTGTTTGGAGCATGCTCTTCCATTATCTGCGCCGCTGACCTAAAATCAAAATTTACCAGCTGATCACTGGTAAGATGCTGAACGTGTTCAGTCATACTGTACAATGTGCAAAACTGCTTGCATACGCAAAAACTAGTCTTGCCGGTCAACGTTGCCATGCTCGTTGGCGGACAGGTGCTGTTCCTCACGAATTCAAGGTAACGCTCGTCGACTGAAAGAGCGCCTTCCTCACGCAATTCGCGCACCGCTGCCTGAGCATATGTTTCTTTGGGTTCCAATTTGCCCGTTGGAACCATGAGCATTCCTTCTCTCTTCTTACCCTTAGGCTCATACCCGCACGCGATAGTCATAGGTTCAGTATCATCACCTTCTTTGTAGACTATCACGCTGCTGGCGTAGACAATGCTTTTGACACCATCAGGCACGCTCTCCTCGTGCCCTCCGGTCCGCGTCCCATCACACATATCGGGGAGAACTCCCTTCTCCTTTACAAGCTGACGCTGTTGTAACTGGTCTACGAACTCTCGCTTAAAGTTCAAACCAGTTGCGACGTTTGGCCCGACTGGGTAAGAGTCGAGCAAAACGCCGGGATGTGCACACAATTCATCGGTGAGGACGAGTTCTGACCATATGTTATCAGCCTCGTACCACTCACGCTTGAGTGCTTTAATTTCTGGTGCAGTGAGTTTGTGAACTGTCTTGAAATGGGTTGCTTTGATCATTACCCATGCATTCACTTCGTAGGATGCGTTTTGTCGCACAGCGTCGAGACAATCGCTCAGCCGCACATCTCCGTCTTCTTTGCCAAGACGCTTCATGTCGTCATTGTAGATAGTACCACAATCGCCGCACTTCGAGTAACAGTATTCAAACATCGCACGGTTTAAATGGCGGGTGACCATCGTATGGCGCAATGTATACGAACGCTGCCACAAATCAGTAGCGATTTCAGCATATTGCTTGGCAGATGGAGTGTACGTGTAACATCCTTCAGCAAAGTGTTTCCCAGGTGGGATGGTAATCTTGTGCGCTACAAGCCTCTGTGCGTTTCGCGCCACCTTCGGCACGAAGAACGCAGTCTCGCCGGCAAAAATCACCATCATGGACAAACACTCCATGTCCGTGGTCTCATCCCACGAGCTGCAGACTTCTACAAGCTTATGATACGCTTCCCAAGCGAGCACAAATTCTTCTTCACTTGCGTACATGTCATGCTCGATGGTAAGCGAGTTGTCGTCGCCATCTCCTACGTTGTTATCCATGTCGGGATCGTCTGGGAATTTGTCTTCGTATGGCGTGAATTCATAACCATGTGTCATTGCTTGTCCTGACGCCTTCTCGTCTGTACCTTCTTCGTACGCTTCTTCGGGACAATGAAACATCTTATAAATCTTCTGTCTCCCCACAACATCTCCAAACACTCGCAGAAGCTCCGCACTAAAAGTAATAAGCATCAAAATGCGATTACCAATAGACGTGCCGCGTTCACCTGAGAACAGGATTGCGTCACACGCTTTGAGCTCCACGATGATGTACTTTAGGATCCACACAAGATACTTCTTGCTGGCATGGCAATGTGTCACGTAGTCGTCCTGCAGTTCAGCGTCGAGCATTGCTTGCAATACATCGCATACTGACTTGATGACGCGTCTGACTCTTGCTCGGTCATTTGGCGTCCAAGATGAGTCCATGGCACTCATGTCTATGGAAACAATCTTGCGACCCATGCGCTTTGCACGGCGTGCGAAAGCTGCGAATCGTGAACACACACCATCTTGTGTTTTACCTTTCACCACCAAATGTGGCAAGTACTTCTTGAATAACAACTCGACGCAGCTGATCAATGCTGCATCTTTAGCGCACGCTAACATCCCCATTGAACCGACCAACCGCGGTAGCTTCGTGAGAGGAAGAGCGAGTTCGCATAGCTTGCAAAAGCCTGTCAAAGTATAAGTAATGACAGTCCACCCGACTTCTGCGACACGCTGGTACATTGTATCGCGTGTAGCACCCCATTTCTTAGGGAGTGCCCATGTCAACAAGGAGAGAACGTGACTCCTCGCAATCGCCGCCACAATTGTACATATGATAGTGGTAGCGTTGTCAAGTCGTTCTTCGGCTTCCGGCGTTGGAGGCTCGAGATAATCTCCTGTGATCGTTGACTTCAATTTGCGCAGATGCCGGGAAACGCCAGCGATTTCGTCATCCTTCGAACCTTCGAAACCCTCCGTGATATCAAATAGTTCTGGTCCAGTGACGACGCCGCTGTAACGCTCTTTAATTTCATCAGCACCGGGTAAAGTCCGATCTTGTCCTTTCTGCACTTCATCGTGCAGCTGGAACCAAGACTTCACCTTGACACGCACACTGTCGCGTAGTGTGTTAGCTGGCGCAGTGTTGTTGCGTGTCTTGAGCAAGCGCTTCGCGCCACCTTCCAATCCGAGACTCTCACGTTCGGTCTCTTGGGGTGGCACGACGTCTGGCTCGCCCTCTGTTTGATCTACGACACCCACCCGGCCATCGGCCCAGCCAGATGTGATCATTACGCAGATAGCGATGTATTTGTCGCGGAGCCCAACGGGCATGTTTGGATGTGTGGACTTCACATGGCTCTCGACCAATGAAACCACGGGAGTAGAAGCCACCTTGTCGGTAATGGTTTCCTGAGTAGCACGTGTCTTCTGGCCTCGTGCGATAGACAACGCTTGGGACTCAATTGTCAGTCGCACCTTCCAGACCGTCCGTCGACGCGTGATCCACTCAATAGAAAACCCGCTCATGTATACCAGGGCAGCTGCCTGCCAGAATACAGGATATCCGAGCAAGGGACCTCCGTCCCACAAAATGTGCACCACCCAGCTGAAAATGTACTCGCTCCACGTTGGCGGCAGTGCGGGGCACAGCCACACATGGTGGTAACTTGAGCACACCAAATGCTGGGTAGTGACAAACCATGACCCCAAGAATGCCAACACATAGTCAAAGACCGTCACCGTGCCGCTGTAGAACACAGGGCCAGCGCCTTCAACATTGGCCAATATTGGCATTATTGTCTTCAACAACCCCCACCACGCGAAAAACGCGAGCGAGGCGAAAAAGAAGAACATTGCGCCCATGATGCGTAGTGTGAACACCGACATCCACCACAAAAATGGCAGAACAGCAAGTACGTAACTCGTCAACGAGTGTGGAGGCTCGACTGGCTCGAAGTAGTACTTGAAGTAGGTGTATCCGCACAAGAATCCGATCATGTAAGACACAATTGGCCTGATGAAATCGTACAGCGACGCCCTCCCGCGTTGCTTGGTACGATGAATTGGGTCAGGGAAGAACAATGATACATGCTTGTCGGCCAGAATCATCTCAACTGTTGTGATTCCCGACTTCAACGCTTTCTTTGGCAACTCATACCCAACGTGGGCGCGGAGAGAAGCAGCGTCGTGAACATGTCCATCAAGTCCGCGAACAGCCTTCCACAAAGCAGTCGGAGTTGCTGGTAGGAAGGATGGTGCTGCACGTAAGTGCAGCGTAGGTGTAACAAGGGTTTGCGTTGAGCCCGGTACCATAGTCATTATGAACCAAAGGTGTGAGGTTCGATACCCTGAAGGGTCAACGCAGAATGAAAGGGGGTTTGCTGGATGCAAGTTTCCGTCCCAAGCTCAAGGCATGCGCTTGAG